GGACAAGACCATTTTATGTTATGAGCTGCCCTGGAATAATCTTACATTTAGTAACTCATGCTTTATAAGTTTTAGTGAGGAAGAGCTGGATAAGAAGATTCGGGCGGCCAACTGTTATGAGTCGCAGAAATGGAGAGGCCGTGTTACGGAGGGGTTTATAAGAAGTTTGGCGATAACCAGGGGGACGCAGATAGGTGGCGGATTAGCAGAGGTATTTGAAGTTTTAAGATTAGTGATATGAAAAAAAAGGAAAGAAAGGATTTAATTGAGTTTCTCAGCAAGAAAAAGGTTCACATAGAAGAAATCAAATTTAAGGCTGGGGAAATTTCCACGATATATATGAATGATGTTCCCATTGGATCATCTCAGTCGAATTGTTTTGAATTAATTATACGCGGAAATGATAGACGTAAGAGGTGAGTGTATAATAGGGAAGTTTGCCCATATGGGAGTGAATTATTCTATACGGGGCAATAATATAAAGATAGGAGACCACTTCTACCACTCCAATGGATTAAGAGTAGGGGGAGGAGGGCACAAAGGCCCAAATGCTAACCTAACAATAGGCGATAGATGTACACTTCATAATAATTTTATAAACGTATGCGAACCCGTTGTAATAGGTAACGATGTGGGCCTCTCCGAAGAGGTTTCCATAATTACGCATGGATACTGGCAGAGCGTCCTGGAGGGCTACCCGGCCAAGTTTGCGGGGGTGACCATAGGCAACGGGGTAATAGTAGGCTACCGTTCTATTATACTCCCCGGCGTGGAGATAGCGGACGATTGTGTTATAGGGGCCGGAAGTGTGGTTACTAAGAGCTTAGAGAAAAAAGGAGTGTACGCAGGCAACCCCGCCAAGTTTATAAGAGAGATAGAGCCGCTACGCGAACAGGAGCAGGCACACAAGGCTATATGGATTATACACAAATACCATGACGAGGCGATAGCCAAAGGCTTTCACCCTTCTATTGAGACACTATTTCCCAAGGTACGGGTAGATGATTTTTCCGTTAACCTCTTAACCTTTAAGTATTGGGGAATAGAGTCTGAGACGACAGACCACTTCAGGGATTTTATGCGGAGGTGGGGGATTAGGATTTACACAGAGAGACCGTTCGGATGAGAATACTTGGCACAGGTTCTTACTTACCACCCATGCGCTTAAAGAATGAAGAGCTAGAGGAGAGGGTGGACACTAGTGCCAAGTGGATAGAGGAGACGCTAGGAATTAAAGAAAGAAGGATTTCAAAGTTTCAAACCACAAGCGATATTGCAACCTTCGCCGGGAGCGAGGCCATAGAGAACTCAGGATTAAGCGTAAGAGATATAGATTTAATTATTGTAGCCACAGCAACGCCAGATATGAAAGCGCCCTCCACGGCTTGTCTTATTCAGGGGAGATTGGGAGCTTATAACGCTGTTTGTTTCGATGTTAACGCGGTGTGTTCGGGATTCTTGTTTGCCATGAGCATAGCAGACTCCTTTCTAAAGATGGGAGAGTATAACAACGCTCTAGTTATAGGGGTGGATAGGTTTTCTACTATTACCGATTGGACTAAGAGGGATTCTGTTTTCTTTGGTGACGGGGCGGGTGCTGCTGTTTTTGATTACGGGGGGGATTCTTTTTTCAGGCTATACTCTGATTCTAGGGGTAACGGTTTCAGGGTGCAGCATGAATTTTTTGAGATGGACGGGCGGTCTGTGTACGAAAAGGCCGTTTCTGTTCTACCGGGAGCTATTGAGAAGGTCTTAGACGATGCGGGCTTAAAGATTGACGATATAGATATGATGATACCCCACCAGCCGAGCATAGGGATACTAAAAGAGACCGCTAAAAGAATAGGCTTGCCGTGGGAGCGGGTGATGACCAATATGGACAAATACGCCAACACCGCAGGGGCGACTATTCCTATCTTACTGGACGAGATTAACCAGCAGGGTTTATTAAGTGGTAATATTTTATTTGCGGCTATGGGTTCGGGATGGACTTGGGGCGCAGCAATACTTAAGGTATGAAGATAATAATAGGAGCATCGGGGGGCATAGGTAAAAAGCTATATGACCACTACTGGGGTAAGCAGGAGGTGGTTTATGGGACTTTTTGCAACTCCAATACGGAAGAGGAGGAGTTTATGTGGAAGGTAGATATAACCAAACCCGAATCTGTTAAGTATTTCGCTGAGGGGGTGGACTTATATGATAGTAAGGCTATACTGATAAATTGCGCCGGGGTAAGCGTTGATTCAATGGCCCACAAATCCACACCTATTTCCTGGGGCCATGTTATAGACGTAAACCTAATAGGAGCGTTTAACGTCATACGCGCTTTCCTTCCTTATATGCGAAAGCACAACTACGGCAGAATAATAAACATGGGGTCTGTAGTAGCTCAAATGGGCGTGGCAGGGACGAGTGCTTATGCTGCAAGCAAGGCAGGACTATGGGGGATGACTAAGGCGATAGCGCTAGAGAACGCAGCGAATGGTATAACCATAAACACCCTTAACTTAGGCTACATGGATGCAGGGATGGGGCTTGCTTGCGATGGAGAATATAAGGGGGCCATTGAGAACATAATAAACGCTATTGACTTTCTTGTGGAGTCTCCATTTGTAACGGGCACAAGTATTGATATTAACGGGGGGTTATTGTGAAAAACATTTATTCCCTGTGAAAAACGTTTAATATGATACCAGACAGAGCTAAACAGCTACTAGACAAAGAGGGCTTTATTAAAGCATACTTCGAGGGCATAAGAGGGGGGCAGTCGTGCAAGGCCGCTTTCGAGGCCGTGAATGATGAATATTATATGTTTTTCGGCAAGCACCGTTATGAGGATTACAGGAACTTCGCTAAGGTACGTGATTACAAGTATAAGCAATTTCGCAAGCAGGCAAAGAAGCTGTTTAAGCCTTAAACTAAACTTTTAGTTATTTAGTACCCATTGGGGGTTGACTCGCGCTATATATAGTTGCAATTTGCGGCTTGTATGGCGCGACTTACATTATTTCCAAGACGCAGGCAGCTTGAGGCCCGCTTAGGCGAGCTTGAGGCTTTTTTGCGTGTAGCTGATAACTGGGATTTGAAGGGGGAGACCCTTTTGGATATTATAAATGCTGACGGCGGGGCTAAGGTCACGAAGAAAACCGCCATGAAGTTCACTGGCGTTCTGTCGGCTGTCTCTTTACGCTCAGAGCTATTGGCCTCCTTCCCTAAGATGATTTACAGGCTCACGCCGGATGGGAGGGTGGAGATACCTGACGACCCCCTTTATAAGATATTAGCCTACCAGCCTAATCCCTATATGAACGCTTTCACGTTCTGGGAGCTGGTAAACACTCACCTGGACCTCTGGGGTAACGCTTATGTATTTATTTCACGTTATGGAGGCAACCCCAAAGCCCTCACCCCTGTCGACCCCGACAAGGTAGAGTTAAAAGTGGACGGCGGCAAGCTGCACTATATAGTTAAAGACACGGGCGACAAAGTTCTTGATAAAGCCCACTCCCCTGACAAATTCCTACACTTTAAGGACATTTCTTTTGATGGTATTATAGGCCAGAGCAGAATTTCCCTGGCTAATGATGCTATTGCTATTGCACAATCCGCCGAGGCTTTTGGAAAAGAGTTTTTCGATAAGGGGGGCCATTCTAAGGGAGTCATAGAGACAGACCAGGCTATGGGGGACGATGCTTTTGCCTCTTTCGCTAAGAGATGGAAGGCCAACGCCAACTATGGTACTCCCGTTTTGGATAACGGTAAGAAGTATAAGCAGCTACAGATACCCATGCAGGATGCCCAGTTTATTGCGACACGGGAATTTCAGTTACAGGATATTGCTAGGGTGTTTAGGGTTCCCCCGCACCTCTTAGCCGATTTAAGCCGCGCCACCTTCTCCAATATAGAACACGCGGATTTACAATTTGTGAAGTACGGACTTAGGCCAATGGTTAAGCGATTTGAGCATGAATTGGAATTGAAGCTCTTAGGCGCTGACCTGGGGAAGAAAACGATACGCTTTAACCTGGATGCTATTTTAAGGGGTGACACTGCAAGCAGAATTTCATACTTCGCTGGGCTAAAGCAAAACGAGTTATACACCACTAACGAGATAAGAAAGATGAATGGGGATAACCCAATAGACGATCCTAAAGCTGATCTATTAGCTAACCCCGCCACAAGTTCAAATAAACAGAGCAATGAAGATTGAAAGACAATTTGCAGAGGTCAGAGCGTCCAATGAGGATAGGCAGGTTAAGTTTATTTTCTCTACGGACTCCAAAGACCGTCATGGCACACGGATAAATCCCGATGGGTGGCGGCTGGATAACTTCAAAAAGAATCCAATAGCGTCTTACCAGCACCGAGCATACGGTGACCCAGACCCGGACATGATTATAGGTGCCGTGGATGTATTCACTAAAAGCTCCAAGCTAATGGGTTCCATTGACTTTGAGACCGAAGATGTTAATCCCCTGGCTGACAAACTCTATAAGAAAGTAAAGGCCGGGACTTTAAATGCCGTCTCTGTTGGCTTCGTGGAGCATGACGGCCATTGGGGTCAAGACGAGGAGAGAGGCGCACCCGAAGAGGATCTGGATACATACTATTTCGATGACATAGAGCTAATGGAGGTTTCCTTAGTTACTATACCAAGCAACCCGGAGGCATTAGCCTTACGGAGCTTTGAGTCCACCGGAGTACAGAAGTGGGTGGAGAGCCAAACCAAACCGCCAGAATTTAAACAAACCGACCTTACAAAACAGGTCACTAAATCAATAAATATGGAAGATGAAGTAAAAAACGACCTTCCTGAGAATCGTAAGGTCGAAGTTGAGGTAACACTTGACGAAGAGAAACTAGGCAAGGCCATCGCGGATAACCTCCCGAAGCCAGAGCCTAAAGAGGAGGTGCTACCCGGCCCTCCCGGCCCTGATATTTCAGAGCAGGACAAGAAGGACTTGGGTAGTTACTCTATTGCAAAAGCTATCCTCAAGAAAGCACAAGCCCAGAACGGCGAAGGCAAACTTGATGGAGTTGAATTGGAGATGCACCAGGAGGCCGTGAAAGAAGGAAGGGCCGCAGGGCGTGAGATCGGAGGATTAGGCATCCCCAATGCAATACTACACCAAAGGGCGGACCTGAAAGCCACAGTGGACGCACAGGGAGGCTATACCGTAGCTACAGAGCTGCCGGGGTTTATTGACACTCTAAAGAACGCTATGGCCACCGCTAGGGCAGGGGCCACGCTTATGACGGGGCTAGAGGGAGATATTAGCATCCCGAAGCTGTCCTCCGACTCATCTGCCACATGGCGTACTGAGGGAGGGCTGGCTACACAGTCGGACCCGGTGTTTACTGCCGTAACGCTGACTCCACACAGGCTGACCAGTTTTACAGAGTTTACTCAGCAGCTTTTGAAGCAGTCAAGCCTGGATATTGAGGCCATTGTACGTAATACACTCTTCTATTC